GTTATTTAAACAAATATTTTTATTCATTAATAATGTAAGTTTGTTTTTGTCGTTTTTATTAAACTCAATATTTTCATTACTTGTAAGTTTTGTTAAATTTTTTGAACGCTCGCTTAAAGGTACTACAACGGACGCGTATGTATTTTTTTTTCTAAAATCACCTTCGTTTTGATTAAAAAATAAAAGATAATCTATACCAACTCCTTCGCAGAATTTGTTTTCGTTATCATTCCAAATATATATACCCGTATCCGAGTTATATACACATTTACAATGCTGAATTAATCTTTCAACATTTGAATATATCTTTTCATTACTATCTGCTAATTTTTCAATTTTAAATATTGGTAATCGCGGTGCTGGATTGTTTTCTTTGTTAATATTATAATTTTTAAGATCTATTAAAAATCTTTCTTTTATCCTTTCGGATGCTTTTTCAGGATCTATAATATTCAAAGTTGTTATTATGATATATTTGGCATGTTTAGAATCTTCTTTTTTTACTTTACAGTTTCTTGCTGCTAATTCAATTATTTTTTTAATTGTTTCATATTTTTTTCCAGTAGCTTCATAAACAATATTTTTTTTAGCATTAATAGCTTCTGTAATACGTCTATAAACAGTTATATCAGAATTAAAAACTCTTTCGGGGTATTTATGGTACGGAGCTCTTGGTTTCACAAATTCTTCAAATTCGTGTTTTTGTAATATTTTCCCAATAGCGCTTGTTCTCCACTTTTGTTTTATGTTGTCATCGCTATCATCTCTCTTAATTTTTTCTTGAGGTTGACTCATTTTATATCGTTTTGTTTTACCAGAAAACCCATATTCACGTCTAGTAGCGCTGGATTCTACATTATCTTTATTCATTCTATATTTAAAGTAACATTGTTCTAATTTTTCATGAATATCTAATAATTCTGGGTCATCAGAGATGGTATTATTTTCCAATTTACTGATAAGATTTTCAATATTTATTTCTAAATCATCAAAACATGTTTTATAATTTTTATTATTTGTAACTATATTGTCGTGTGATATTTCTTCTGTTACCCATGGATTTCTAGATGCTATAGGATTTATAAGAGAAGCCAATTCTTTTGCTTTTCGTATGGCACTACTTTTTCCGGATCCCGTAATACCAAGTGATAAAATAATAAACCTAAAATCTCTTGGCTTTGTCTCTCTTGACCATACGTCAAAGTTATTTTCGTCGTCTTTACCTTCACAGCTTTTAATAGAGTTTGGATTTGTCGTTTTTATAAAAATATCATCCATATTAGTTTTATTTCCACTCATTATTGTTGATATATATATATATATTATAAAATTGATTATAATAAATTGAAAATTATTTTAAGAGAGATTTTAATAATAAATAAATGAATGTAAACGAAAGATTTCTAATCGGGACAACGCGTTTCAATGATCATACATTTAACGAAAATTCCACATGGAGATTAAAACATAAACACAACGGTTGTATTTACCCCCTTAATAAAAAAATAGCCGATACTGTGCCACCTAATACCTTGATTTGCGTTTTAGAAATGAACAATTCACAAAATAAAATAATGGGAATAGGACTTATTCGTAATATATATGATATGAAACAAAGAATTAGGGTTTATAACAGTGACTTAAATTATAACAGATTTATTTATCATAGCAATAAAAGAGTTGATAGGGAAAATATTAAATATAAAAAAATGTTAAATATTTTGGAAATGATTGTTTTTAAAGGATCACGGCATCTTAAAAGAGGACAAGGGATTACTTGTATTTCATGGAATCGTTTTCCAAAAAGGCAAACTAGGAAAATTATCGAAAAATTCTTTTATTTGTTGTTTAATTAAATATCATTTCTAGTGAATTTCACACTTTGAGTATAAAAGTTTTCTTTAATAATATCTACTGTTTGAGAGTAAAGGACACTTATTTTTTTTAATTCGTCATTGGCATATACTCTTACTTTGTCGCATCGTTCAAAATTTTTAATAAATAAATCTTCTACTTCACATTTAAAATGGATTTTTCTAAGAGCCTCCATATTTTCCATTGTTTCAACGTTTTCACGCAACCATTCAAAAATATCCCGAAGACTTTCGGTAAAAACCACATTTACTAATTCATACACTTCCAATATAGAGCGTCTTTTATTTTTAATTTTATCCCTCCTAATAAGTTGAGATTTTAGTTCTTCTTCTGTAATCTCTTTTACAGCATATCTAATTCTTAAAGCTGTATTATCTTCTATATTTTGACATTGTTCTCTCAACCGATTAATAACCCAGTGATGAAAATGCTGACCACCTCTGTATAATTTCTTTGCTTTATCCATTAAATTTTTATTTAACGTTAAATTATTGTTAAATTTTCTCATAATATTCAATAAAATTCCCCAATTTGGAAACCCACCACATAAAATAGCTCCTGGTGTTTGTACAGGGGCTTGTTCGGCTCCATTATTTTGCCAGTGGTAAAAGTGGGGATTGTGAACAACACCATTTACTTTCTTTCCAGTTTTCCAACTAAAAGCAATATGACATTGTGTACACCACATTTGATCACAGCCATCAATCTTATAAATGCTAGAAGCACATGAAGGGCACGGTTTAGTATCTTTTTTAAGGAGTTGTGCCGACGCTAAAACATTAGGGTCACATACATGAGGCTCATCTTTATGTAGTCCTTTTACTTCAAAACATTTACTACAAGTCCAATAATTACAAACACCGCATTTCCACGCTGAAGACAAGAACCCGAGGCAATCATTTCTCGGACACGCACGCTTAAATTCACGTTTAGATTCACCACTACTTTTTCCCTCTGAATATTCTTTTATTTGCCTGCATAAATTAGATTCTTTTAGTTTCATTAAATACAGTTGTTCTCTTAGTGCTGTAAGATTTTCTTTAACATGTTCCCTCTCTACTGTCAAACTAGATACTTTTAGATAATTCTCAATAGCCGGCATTGTTTCGGGCATGCGACTTTTTTCAATTTCAAATAAAAGTTTTGTTCTATGTTTTCTGTAATCTCCATTTACAAAAGATTTTAAAGTCGCTTTCGTGAGAAAATCTCTTTCCCATCTATTTTTACAATGCATACAGTGAGGCAATTCAGAAGATTGTAAAAGATAATTTCTCACACACGTTCTACAAGATTTTACGTCGCACGCAGGGCAATCAATTTGCGCTCGCGTTAATTTAGTAAAATCTTCATAACAAACAGCGCAACTAGGATTTTCAGTTGTCAAACCATCGCTTTGTTTAAAAAGAGTATTGTTGTTTTCAGTTGTCACAATGTTCATATTTTGAGTATTTGATATTGTAATTATATTGTACAATATTAAATTCAATTTAAATGTAATAACTTTTACTGTTAAAAAAGAACTAAAAAAAATGAACCGATTTAAGTGTTAAAATTACACTAATTTCCACTGCCATTTAATCCATCTCTTAAAACTACCATTTTCATTTAACTCTTTATGCCAATAAAATCTATCATTATTAGAATATAACGTATCGTTTGTTAAATCTGGTATATAAGCTTCGTCGTTATACCATTTATATATTGCCGCTAAACCCGGATAACTGTTTGAATCTTCTTCTTCAATATTGGCATTATCGATATCCATAGTCGGACTTCCTTTAAAAAAACGAATATTTTTAGAATATTTATTTCCCAATTCTTCAGAAATGCCTCTTTTAATTGCTTCGCGTGGATTTTCATTTTCAATCATTTTCTCTCTTATATCTGGATTATTTCTATTTTTTGTTTTATTTTTTTCATTATCGTAGTGTCCAACTTCGTATAATAAAAACCTTTTTTGAGGACCATCATATATTTTTATACTCACAGTATCTACCAATCTTTTAACTTTGCCATTTATCAAAACTAATTTTGATTCTTTATCTTGTATTTCTTTAAAAAGTTTAGAAGGACTTTTTTTCCACTTTGATATCATATCTTCTGTAATACCAGACTTTGCCAGTATTGTGAGCAATGAATTTAAACTTTGGGGTTCTTGTATATTTTTAATGTTACCTCCCCTTTTTCTCCGATTTCTAGTTTTTTTTTTATTTTTTCTTGTTTTGCTTTTACGTCTTGGTTTTCTATATTTATTTGTTTTACGTTTTTTATATTTATTTGTTTTATGTTTTTTGGTTTTATTTCTCATAAAATATAGTTTTGACATGTATCTTATATATATATATGTATTAGAAATAAAAAAAGAAATTAATAAAAAATTAATTATGAAAAGAAATATTAATAAGTATTAATTTAAATTAGTTTTATTATATAAATATATCATATGAGTGAAAAACCCGATTTAGATCCAGAAAATTATTCGGTGGGTGATTTAATTAAAATATTTAAAATTAATTCCCCTATAAGCAAAGAAGAACTTGTTGATTATGGCAAAACATATATTTCAAAATATATTACCGAAGACCAAGAAAAAGCGGCCTTTTTTGCCAAAGCCATTAAACGATTAATCGATAATTTTGATGACATCGAAGATTATTTTCCTTCTTCCGAAACATTAAAAGATGGATTTGCGGAAAATACTCTTAAAAACCAATATTATAATGATGGTAGCTTGCTCCAAAAAGTAGCTAATACAATTCCCAATAGACAAAATAATGTTTCACTTATAAACGAAGATCACTCAACCCAAGCGCAAGGAAGGTTGTTTTCACAAAACGTTCATGCTCCTTCATCCGTTCAAGGTAATATTAACCCAATATTAAAAAATAAATATATCAGTTGGATTAATGTTGACAGTCATTATCGAGAAATCCGAAGAAATTTGGACAGCACCAATTGCCGTTTATTCCCCGTGCCGCCTTTAAACATTAAAATACTCGATAGTAGCACCGATTATACATTTAATTTATCAGAACCGATTACAAATGTTACCGCTTTATCTTTAAAATCCATGGAAATACCAATGAACGCTTATTATCCTGTATCTGAAAAATACGGGACAAATTCGTTTGTTGTTAAAGATACCACACCTCCTTCTACTCCACCGAATCCTCCTTCCCCACCATGTTGTATTAAAATTCCTTCCGGATTTTATCCTAGTTTTAAAAATGGCAATGATATATGGGACACTACTGTCGGTGGTGGACACACATTACAAACAGTGATAAATGAACAATTAACAACACTATGTCCTGATATTAGTCTTACGATTAATCCAAACACACAAAAAACCTCATTTATAAACAATTCGCCATCTAAAACGTATCAAATTGTATTTTATTCAGAAACCGGTTTAGATTGTATGGAAAATAGTTGTCTTTCAAATAATAACGGAGCTAGAATTGATTCAAATTTAGGCTGGCTTTTAGGATTTAGACAGCCTCAATATACGTTAAATAAATCTCCTGGTGGAGATGATTTGCCCAATACAATCGTGAGTGAAAGCATTGTTAACCCATGGGGAACGCGTTATCTTTTGTTGGAGATAGATGATTTAAATAGAAATAGAAATAGTGGCAATTTAATATCCATGTCAAGTAACAAAGACAAATTAAAGTTGCCCGAATATTATAACAAAACAAAACAATTATATCCGGCGTGTGACACGGATGTAAATGGAAACCCAAATGTAGACGGTATTCAATTAAGACCAAACGCAATTAATCCGGAAGATCCATTGTATCAAACAAGACCATGTAGAACAGGAACGCCGGCAACAACGCCACTTGTTGACGGGTTCGATAACTTAACAAAAGCACAAAAATATACTATAACGGAAATTGTAAACAGAAGAAAAACACAAGATCAAACACGGTATCAATCACCAGTTAATACAAATATTTTATTTAGAACGTCCGTTAATAGGGTTAGTGTAAATGCCCTAACAGGAAGCGAAACAGCAATGGTCGTTTCAAATGACGAGGGCTTCGATACGGCCAGACAATACTTTGGTCCGGTAACTATAAAAACGTTAAAGGTAAAACTATTAAATGATAAGGGATATCCTATTGATTTAAATGCGGATTGGTCTTTTTCTTTATTGACGGAGCGTTTGTATCAATATTAAATTGAAATTATTTTAAAAACATATTTTATTGTATATTAAGTAAAATATGTTAAGAAGATTAATCAATGAACAAAGAGCGGATAATTGGCCTTTAAATTGGCATTTTTATAAAAGAGATTATATGATTATTATTGTTTTAGAAGAAAATATCATAACGATAAAAAATCTAGAGTCATTTCCATTTAGACCTCCGCAAGTGACGTATAACGGAGAAGATATTAAATCTTATTACGCAAAATTATTTAATTCGAATACTAGTAAATCTTATAATGATGACTTGATAAAATTATCCGGCATTAGTTGTTGGTGTTGTGAAACTATATTATGTAAAAATAAATGGCATTGTCAATCTAGAATTAAAGATATAGTCGATGAATTTAATAGTTTTCATATTTACAAAAAAAGAGCCGATGAACGATCATGGGGTCGGTTTATTTCTAGAAATCTTTTAGTAGAAGATATTCCTATTTATGAATTTTTATGAAATTAAACAACATTTCCACGAATCCTCTGTACAAGGATCGCAATTCCTATATTTTTTAGATTTATTATAGTGTAATTTATTAAATTTTCTCAAAGCACCGCGTCTAACACCCCCCGGTAAATTTTCTGAATTATTATCTATATTGCTATATATTTCATCCACCAACAAGCGAAATGATTCTTCCACATTTATATGGTTTTTTGAACTAGTTTCTATATACTTTAAATTTCTATCTTCCACGAATTTTTGCGCTTCGTCATAAGAAACAGCCCTGTTTTTTTTATCTGTTTTCGCACCAATAACCACGGTAGGTGGTAATATATTATTATTATTTTTTTTTACTTTTTGTAT